AAAGAGATGCCATTCTATATTCCTAACTTTAGTCTCCCTTTTGTTCTCAAGAAAGAGCATGTTGATTTATTCTTAAAAAAGAAAGATACTCAAGATAAATCATATTTAGGGATGTATACTTAAATTTGTGTGTTTAAAATTGGTTTAAAAATAGGGTCTATTTTTTAACTATGAAAGTTGTGTTAGGAGGAATTGTTAAAAATATTGAAAAAAATTCAATCCAAATTTTAAAATTTATAACTTTATTGAAAAATGAAATTCCAGAACTTGAAGTTTGTATTTTTGAAAATAATAGTACAGATTCTACAAAAGAATTTTTGAATTCAATTCAAAATGAATTTATTCAAATTCAAATTGAAAACTTTGAAGAAAGTTTTTTTCTAAATTCTTTTCCAGGAAGAACTTATACAAACGAAGGTTGTAGAATTCATAAAATAGCTTTTGCCAGAAATCAACTTTTGAAGATGATTCAAAAGAAGAATCTTGGTTCTGATGACTACGTTATTATAATGGATTTAGATATTAATATGTCTCCAGATATTAGAGTAATTAAACATATAGTATACAATTTTCCTAAAGAGATAGATGTTCTATTTGCAAACGGTATTCAAAATAATGGACACTATTATGATGGATACGAGTTTAGATCTGACGAGTTGCCTTATGGACCAGAGATTTTAGGAGAAATGTTCTGGTCTGATGCTCATATGGCAAAGATTCAAAATAAGTATACTATAGAGAACGGATTTATCCCAGTTATAAGTGCTTTTGGTGGAATAGCTGTGTACAGAGCACATATCATTGAAGGATGTTCTTATAGTGCGGATGTGACTGATACATTACATGAGTTTTATTCTGGTTTATCGATAGTAGATCCAAATCCTAAAACACATATTGATGGATGTAGTTTAGGGTGTTATTTGAAAGATAGAAAAATCTTTTATAAAAATAATTCTGGTTATAACTATCCTGTCGCGGCAGAACATGTAAACTTTCATTTAGAGATTAGAAAACGTGGTTTTAAGAACATGTATATCTGTCCTTTTTTATATTATTATTGGGGGTGATTTTTTTCTATAACTTCATTAAACATACTTCTCCATGATTCAGAAAGAGTTTTATATGTCCAGAATTTCATAACAAATTCATACTGTTCTTTCGCTAACGCTACTTTCTTTTCTGGATTTGCTTTAAAATCTTCTATAATACATACTGCTTCTTCTATAGTATTGAACTTGGGTCCTGGAACATGGCGAAAGTTTCCTACTGGAGTTCCAATGACTGGTGTCCCAGAAACAATTGCTTCAAATGGAGGTAATGGTCCAGTTTCTGCTTCTTTATTTGGGCCTGCTGTTACAATTAATAGATCAATAGAATGATACCAATTTTTTAACTTATCAAATGATAATGTTCTTGCTACAGTAAATAATAAATTTGTTTTCTTTGCTATTTCTATCGCGCACCCTATATTTTTACTTTGAACAGCAGGAGCTCCACACCACCCTAGTTTTTCTAGTTTACTAGAAGTTTCTTTATAAATAAAATGAGAATCTTCAACACCATTTGGTGTTATATGAACTTTAATATTTTTAGGAAATAATTCTAAGATTGAATCACTTGTAACAGCAAAATTTGTTAAATTTGATAAATTAGTATCTTTAATTTCAGAACTCCCATGTGCAGTAAAACACCAGTTATGAAGAGATATATTAGGATATTCATCTCTTAATATATAATAAATCCAAATACTTGTAACAATAGTATCAAAGTCAAAATGTTTTTTATTATTTACAAATAAGTCATTTATTAAATCTCTAATATATGCTCCATCTCCATATGGTATATATGTAAAGTCATATTTATCTTTTAAATATAACTCTATATCATGGTGAATTCTACCTATTGCCCATGTAGGATCAGACCAAATAAGAACTTTTTTTTTTTTATTTTCATTAAATAAACATATTGATTCTTGATTATTATTCATAATAAGACTTGCTGCTGCCATATTTGAAACACAATGAATAATTTTATCACATTTTGATAATAATAATACTTCTAATAATATTTCTTCTAATTCTTCTAAACTTATATATTCTGAACAATTCTGATGAGGCGCATCTTTTTTATTAGTCAATGATCTTTTAATATTTGTATGATAATTATTTAATAAGTTTTTTTTATAAAATTCTAAATCTTCATTATTATCAATGCGTAAAAAATATTTTATATTTTTACTTTTATCTAAATTATTTATAGTTTCTAAATATTCATCTCGTGTAGGCATTTTACCAGTAGGTTGCCCTTTAGTTAAAGCATTTGAACGAACAAATATACCTATTGTTTGTTCACAATCTTTTTTCATTTCAGTTGTTAATATTTTTAATTTTTCTTCTAAATGAGCTTGTAGTTTAATATATTTATTAAATATTTCATTATATTTATACAATTTGTTTCTCTGTTTATTATATAAATTTTCTGCATTAATATTTGATTTAATATGTTCAATATCAAATCTATTAAGATATACTATTTTTTCATAAGTTGTATTTGGCTCTTTATAAGGTAAAAAAACTTTAGAAAAAATTTCTTCATTTTCTTTTATAAATGGGATTCCACTATTTAATAATGATCTTACATCAAATTCAATTTCAACAACATTATCATTTGTATAGAATAAAAATTTTAATAAGCGATTAAAATCTGAAAAAAATCCTGCTAAAGGAAAATCTTCTGCATGCTGGAATACTAATTTTATATTCATATATAAAATATATTCTTTATTTTTTAAACTATATAAAGTAAAAATATTAATAGAATAATATATGGAATATTTTATACTATATAAATCACCATTTCCAAAAAAAAGATTAGGTAAAATAAATGATGGTGGATATATAGTATGTGATATATCTGGAATTAATTACGATTGTTTTTTATCAGCAGGAATTGAATCTGATGCTAGTTTTGAAGATGATTTTTTAAAAGAATATCCTAATTTAATATGTTATGCCTTTGATGGGACTATTAATAGTTTTCCTTCAGATAATTCAAATATGCTATGGATAAAAAAAAATATAGGTTCTAAAAATACAAAAACTACAACAAATTTACATAATCTATTGGAAAAATATAATAATATTTTTATTAAAATGGATATTGAAGGAGCGGAAATAGAATGGTTAGAATCATTAAATGAAACTCATATGAATAATATTTCTCAATTAGTAATAGAATTTCATAACCCTTTTTCTGAAAGAGAAAAACAAATTTTTAAAAAAATAAATAAAACACATTCATTATTACATTTTCATGGAAATAATTGTTGTGGCACAAGAACATATGAAGGTATTGAAGTTCCGAAAATATTTGAATGTACTTATATAAATAAAAAAAATATTAAAGATAATTTAGAATTAAATGATGAGGTAATTCCTTCTCCATTAGATAGCCCAAATTTAGTAAATAAATCTGAAATATTTATAAATCATCCTCCATTTGTAAATTTTAAAAATGAATTTGAACTTGAATCTGAAGAATTATCATTATTAGATATTAATAATGATACTACAATAGTAAATGAAATTGATATTAAATATAATATACAAAAAAATGGTATACGTCTTCATATACTAGGTTTACCTCATACAATTACACGTGATGAATATAGCCACTGTGCTTATACTGGTAAAATTCAACGTTTTTCTCCTATGATGCGTTCTGTTGGCTATGAAGTATATCATTATGGAGTTGAAACATCAGATTCTGGGGCTGATAAAAATATTGATGTATTATCGTTAGAAGAATGGAATAAATTACGTATCATTTCATATAAAGTAAATGATTTTAAATTAACAGATGAAGAAATTGTTAAAAAAATTAATGATCCTGCATCATTTGTTGGTGATTTAGGAAATCATGATCTACCACTTTATAAGGAATTTAATAAAAGAGTTTCACAGATTTTAGATAAAACATATAGATCAAAAGCAACTGATATTGTATGTTTACCTTTTGGATATGGACACTGGGAAGCAATTAAAGATAAAGATTTTGTAATTGTTGAAAGTGGAATTGGATATCCAATTACATTCTGTAATTTTAGAATATTTGAAAGTTATGCTTGGTTGCATTATATGTATGGAACAACAAAGAATTATAATGTAAGTAATTATAACTTTGTTGTTCCAAACTATTTTGATTCTAAAATATGGAAATTAAATTTAACTCCAAAGAAAAATACTGTAGGATTTTTTGGGAGAATTTACGATGGTAAAGGTGTTCATATTATTGTTGAAATCGCAAAAAGATTTCCAGATATTGATTTTATTATTTGCGGTCAAGGAGATCCGATGCCTTATCTAAAACATGCTAATATAATTTATAAACCACCAATCCATGGAAATGAAAGAAGTGAATATCTTGGTAGTTTATCTGCTCTAATAGCGCCAACAACATGGATTGAGCCATTCTGTGGAGTAGCAGTTGAGGCACAATTATGCGGAACTCCAGTATTAACAACAGATTATGGAGCACAGACTGAAACAGTTGAACCTTTTAAAACAGGATTACACTGTCACACATTAGCTGACTATTGTTATGGAGTTCAAATGGCATTAGATGGTAAATTTGATAGAGAATATATTTATAAGAGAGCAGTTGAAAAATATGATATGTATAAAATTGCTAAAAAATATGACTATGCTTTCAAAAGTATTTTAGATATATCGAATGGTAAAAACGGATGGTATGCTGAAAATTCTCATTTACCATTATTAGAATAGTTTTTTTGCTCAACTGGTTGACTCCAAATATTATCTAACTTATTTCTTTCTTCCATCATTTTTTTTAACTTTAGTTCCATTTCTTTTGCTTCTTCTGTTTTAGGAATTGAGTTACAAGTTCCAGAACTTCCTGTTCCCCATCTATTCAAAGTGCATCGTGGTGAACTCATCTACTTGGATTCAAGAAAGAATATATAACTACTCTCCCCCATACTAGGACCTTCAATTGAATGAACATTTTGATCATCATATAAGAACCATTTTTCTTCAGAACGATTCTTTGCCTGTGCCGTATAATGTCCACCACGTGATGAACCGTGATGATCTACAATAGAAGTTAACTGATAATCACAAGATTTCTTA